GACATCGAAGAGGTGATTGATCCGGACCACCCGATCAAGCAGGTTCTCCGTAAGGCCAACCCGTACATGAGCGGGTTCGACCTCATGGAATACACGGACATGCTCCAGTCCCTTGCCGGGACGTTCTACTGGATCTGCACACCGGGTCCGCAAGGCTGGCCCACCGAGATATGGGCTGGGTTCCCGCAATGGATGCGCCCCATCGCATCGCAGAAAGACCTTGTCGATCACTACGTCTATGGCCGTGGTCAGGAAGTCGAGTTCAAGGTTGACCGCAAGCAGGTCATCACGTTCAAGCGCCCCAACCCCACGGGCAACCCCTACTACGGCGTCGCGGACCTTGCGACGTGCCTTGTCGAAGCGGACCTGTCGGCGGCGTTCGCCCGGTTCGCGTTGACGATGCTGGACCGTGGGGCCCAGCCGGGCGTCATCATCACGGCGGCGGGGCTAGACGACAAGCAGCGGGAAGAGCTTGAAGCCCGCGTCAACCGCAAGTTCGACGGCATCCGCAACGCGGGCCGGTCGATGGTCATCGCCGGTAACAAGGTGTTCTCGGAGTCGGTCAAGGTAGAGCGATGGGAGTCCGCCGCCAAGGAAGCCGGGTATCTGGCCGGTCAATCCGAAGACACGGTGCTTAACCGCATCGCCGCAGCGTTCGATGTGCCGGTTGGCCTCATCAAGATGGAAGAAACGTCCGTCGCTAATGGCCGGGTTGCCGCCCCCCACTGGCAGTTGATGTCCATCGCCCCCAAGTGCCGCCGGATCGAAGAAACGCTGAACGAGATGTTGGTCCCGATGTTCCACGATGGAACTGGCGATAACACGTTGTTCCTTGCGTTTGAGAATCCGGTCCATGAAGACAAGTCGCTGGACATGGACCACGCGACAAAGGGATACGCGGGCGGGATCATCACGAAGAACGAAGCCCGCGAATTGGTGGACATGCCCCCCGTCGATGGCGGGGATGAGTTCATGTCGGACAACGCCGCCGATCCCGAAACGCCCACCGATGAGGCGGAAGCACCAGACGACGGCGACGACACCCCGGCGCTCGACTCCAAGGCCGCAGACGTGGTTGTGGTCTACAAGCAACTCCCCGCCGAACACAAGCCCGAGACGATCATCCGGCAGTCCGGCGGGTGGTTCGATTGCGGCTGCGACCGTTGCGCCCCGCGTGGCGTCAAGGCCGTGGGCGTGGCAACCACCGTCGGCATCGAGCAAGGCTTCAAGCAATGGCTCCAGACCATGCTCCCGTACATCCTCGCGTCGATCAACGACGACGGTTCGTGGTCGATCGACCTCACCTCAAAGGCCAGCCGCGATCTGTTTTATTCCGTCGTCGGCAAGTTGATTGACGCGGTGTTTGTTGAGGCGTTCGCCGAAACCACGTCCGCAATGAACATGCTGGGGCGTCAGTTCCCGATGCCCAAGGCGAAGGACGCCGGGCCGGGCCTCACCCGCACGCCGGACGGGGTACCCGAGTACAAGCCCGTGTCCACTGATCTGTTTGTGGCGAACCCCAAGGCCGAAGCGATCCTGCGTGCCCACAACGGCAAGGTGTTCGATTCGGTGTCCGAAACCGCATCCAAGGCGATCACCGAAAGCCTTGCGGAGGGCGTGGCCAACGGCGACACGATCCCCGAATTGAAGGCCCGCGTGCGTGCGGAGGCGGCCCATCTCGAGGACTACCAAGCCGAACGCATCGCCCGCACGGAGGCATCCAAGGCGTTCAACAACGGGCGCGAGCAATCGTGGATCGACTCGGGGTTGGTGGTCCAGAAAGAATGGCTCCTCGCCCCCGGCGCTTGCCCATTGTGTGTGGCCATCCAGAAACGCCACAAGTTCGCCGACGTTGGCACCCCGTTCGTCAAGAAGGGCTCGACGATCGTTGCGGACGGGAAGACGTACGTTCTCGACTACGAAGACATCCAGACGCCCCCGGCCCACCCCAACGACCGCTGTTCGGTGGGCGCGGTGTTCATCCCTGAGATCCAAGAGCGGCGGGTTCCGTCCGCCCCCATTGCGCCCCCCGGCGCGGAGGACGAATGATGGTCGCGTTTAACCGGTTCAACCCGACGAAGTTCATCGAGTACGCCAAGCGGATGGAAGGATTCGCTGTCGATGACGTGGCACAGCCGGAGACGCTCCGGTGTAAGCAAACGACCATCCAAGGCATGAAGATCGACCGCAACGAGCGGCTGGTTTCTGGCCTTGTCTGTACCGATTCGACGGACATGGACAACGAGATCGTCGTCCCGTCGGGGTTCGATATGTCCTACTTCCCCGGCCAAGTCAAGGCGGTCTATCTCAACCACGATTACGCATCGCTGCCCGTGGCGACGTGCCGCAAACTCCAACTGGACGCGAGCGGCACCCGCCTCTACTGCCAGACGTTCGTGCGGCGTGGGGCGATCGGCGACGACCTGCTCTTGGCCATCGAGGATGGTGCGGTCAACGGGTTCTCGGTCGGGTTCAAGGCGCTTGAGTACGGCCCACCCACCCATGCCGAGAAGGCTTACCACGGGGCGGATTGCGTGGTTCGCAAGGCCAAGCTGCTGGAGTATTCCATCGTCGCCATGCCCGCCAACCCGACGGCGCTCATCAATCTGGCGACCAAGGGCCTCATCCGGCGCGAATCGGCGGTCCTGTTCGGGCTCGACGACACGGCCCAGCGTAGAATCTACCCCACGAACGGCACGGCGATCCGTGCCCGGCGTATTGTGGTGGTGGAGGAATGACATCGTCGCCGACGACCGTTATATCGAAGCCTTGTCCGCCACGGTTGCGGCTATTCCAGACGACGACCGGCGGCTGAACGAGTCAGACGTGTTCGGGATCGTTGCATCGTTGACGGGCCATGATCCGGCCATCCTCCAGTCGATTCTGGACGGGATCACGTTCCAGTTCTGCAACGACGGCAATTTCATCATGGCCGGGAGTCGTTGGTCATTGCCCGACGGACAACCCACGTTGACCGAATGGCACCCGCCCACGGTTGCCGCGAACGAATTGCGGGGTACGCTTTGGGGGGTGCGGAACAGGCTGGTAGAGGAGCGGAAGGCATGGAAGACACAGAACTGCCCATCTCTCTCCAATCCGCCCCCAAGTCCATCCGCATCCGCATCCAGTCCCAGTACGGGGAATTGAGGCTGGACGCCACCGAACTGCACGTTGAGGAACAGCCGGACCATTACGCCGTCCGCGCGGTTATCGGGAACGACTCGGCGTTTCTGGCGGGGCTGGACGGGGTGAGTGATCCATCGAAAATCCTCCCGAAGAACGTTTGTTCCGAGTAGGTTGGGCGGTATACTTCCCCCGTGCGGCATGGTGGTACGCGAGATGCGTACACAGGCTCGTGTTCGGCCCATGAAACACCGCACGAACAGCACACTCGCCACGCCTCTCTCCCAAGATGGATGACGCGCACTTTGGCGAGTTTTAGATCCCTCCCCCACGACGGCCCCCAAGTTTCACCTGCTTGGGGGCTTGTCATTCCTACGCCAAGTCACGCTACAATGCCGATAGACCGTTCACCTGCGTCGGCATGACGCCTTCGGGATAAATCCCCGGACGCAGGTTTCATTTGCCGGAGCGACTTGCTCCGCCCTTGGGTGATCGCGGCTCCATGCCCCAGACACCCCGCGCGGTGTGAATCCCATTCGGTGCGTTGCCTCACTTCGCACCCAACAGGGAAACACCACCATGAAAATCAAGATCAAGACTCTGCTTGCTACATGCAAGGCAGAGGGCTACACGGGATCGGAAACCGACCCGGAGGCCATGAAGAAGCATCTCATTGATGCTGGAATTGCCACCATCAACCTCAACGGTTCCGATGTCGAGGTCAAAGCCCTCATCGTCGAAACCAAAGCCGCGAAGAAGCCCGTCATCGCCGACGACGCCGACGACGAGACCGAAACCAAGTCTGCCGCGCCCGACGACATCGACGCCAAGGTCGCGGCGGCTGTTCAGGCTGCAACGAAGGCACATCGTCCGACAGACGGCCCCGTTGTTCGCAACGATGAGCCGATCGGCGTGAAGAGCGTTCTTCAGCGTGTCTACGAAGCCACGCCCAACCGATTCTTCAAGTCGTTCCGGACCGCAGAACTGTTCCGCGATTACTTGCTCTCTACGGGCGAGAACCACCGCGATGGCCGCGACGAACCAGCCGTGAAGTCGGCGGTCAAGTCGTTCCGTCCGGGCGGACGCTGGCACAAGGCGTACGCCACTACCCCGGATGCTGCTGGTGGTGCGACGATCATGGAACAGTTCTACCCCGACTTCATCAACAACGTGAATCAGTACGGCGTGGCCCGCAAGCTCTGCCGGATGATCCCGATGACCACAGATCGCCTCTCCCGGCCCGTGAAGACGGGTATTCACACCGTCTACTACCCCGAAGAGAACGGGGCGATGACCGAATCCGCAGGCATCACCTACCGATCCGAAACCCTCCAGCCCAAGATGGGCACCGTGCTGGTTCGTGCAAGCCGTCAGGTCATCGACGACGCGGCTGGCTCGGGAATCTTCCTGCTTGAGGACACCGCACGCGAAATCGCGCGTTCGTTCGCAAACATCGAAGATCAGGCGTTGTTCACCGCGACGGGCCTTGCGGCCACGGGCAACATGATCGGCATCAACGGCAAGTTCGCCGCGATCGGTGTCGGTAACGCCGCAGGCGCAACGGTCGGCGGCGGCACGATGAGTGCCCACTCGCTCGCCAACGTCATCTCTTTCATCTCCAAGCTCCCGGCATACGCCCGCAATGAACGCACCGCGTATCACTGCACCCCGGCTGCGGCGGATCTCATCTTCCGTCGTCTATCGCTCGGTCAGGGCGGCGTGACGTACCGCGAGACCGTGGACTTCGGCGAGGTCATGTACTGGCAGGGCCGTCCGGTCATCGTCAACAACGTGATGAACGAGACCGACGCGGCTGCGGCCAACACGATCGACGTTCTGTACGGCGACATCTCACGCGGCGTTGACTTCGGCGACCGCATGAGCGTCCAGATCGACATCTCCGATCAGGTCTACTGGTCATCCGTCGGCATCGGCATCCGTGGAATCGTCCGCCACGACATCAACGTTCACGACATCGGCGACACCTCGCGTGTTGGCCCGATCGTCGCTCTGTACCAGTCCTAATCGGGCAACTTAACACAAGGAGCCATTCCCATGGCAAACCACAACGAAGACCTGCGTTTTGCAAAGCCGATTCTGACTGACAAGCGCTCAACTGGCGGCGTGTCGGGCGTGATCGACTGCGAGTTCGGCGGCTTCAACTACGGGGCCGTTCTGCTTATCTCTGACAAGCAGGCGTTCTCGGGTAAGAACAGCAAGATCGTGATCCGCGCACGCCACTGCACCGCGTCAGGCGTGACCTACGCCTCCGCTACGGCGTTCGCTACCCCGATCATCGTGTCCGGTACGACCGGCTCGGCGACGGCGGCGTTCGCAATCAACATCGCTCGATCTGGCGGCACTGGCCGATTCCTCCGAGTCGTCCAGTCCACCGTCACGGCGTCTTCCAACACGGGCGTCATCGCCCAACTCTCTCGCGGCTCCCGAGTCCCCCCGTCCTCCAGCGGGTTCGCGTCCGTCACCTACTCACCCCCCGGCCCGTAAGCATGCGGGTCCGGCTTAAAGAGTCTCTTCCTCCACCGCGTCCGTGGCTCGGCGAAAGCCGGGCCATGGATTTTCAGACTCAGATTGACACGGCCATCTCGGAGGTTTGGGGGGCGGTAGCACTAGGCGGGCACCTTTGGACAGAGCAACAGCACAAAGAACACGAAAACGCCTGTGCGAAAGACGAAGCCGATGGCCGCGTCGTCTTGATGCGTTGCACGCGTGGCTGTTCGATCAAGGGCTTGTCTCGTGGCGATCTGTTTGTTACCGCGTTGACCGAGGCAGGATGGCTGCTGGCTATCCGAGCGGCGGTTGCGGCGACGGAGGCCGAGGCCACTGGTCAGAGGCCGGAACGCTCGGCTGTCTCGCGTTCGATGAGGTCAAGTTTAAGGCGGTTGCGTACCGCACGGAGGATGCACGTTGAAGAAGCCGCCCAAACGATCCATTGTCCTGTTGCGTGACTGTTCCGACGGCGTGGCCGGTCAAACGCTGGAGGTTGCGCCGGAGATCGCATGGAGGCTTGTGGCGTCCGGCGTGGCGCGGCAGTTCGATCCGTCCGAGAACGTCAAGAACAAAGACGCATCCAAGAGCCAGCCTATCGCCAAGAAATGAGCCGCATTCATGGCCATCGTTCTGACAACCCTCGCTATCGTGAAGAGTAACCTTGGGATTCCGTCGGCGACGACAACCTATGACGCCGCCTTGACGCAGAAAATAGAGGCTGCCGAGGGCCGCATCTTTGAACTGATGAACATCAAGCCGTTTGCGTTCGACGTTGGCGGAGGATTCATCGAGTACTTTGACGGCGAACAGGCCGACAGGATCGTCCTGACGTGTGTTCCGATCGGCGGCGTTACCTATGTCAAACTGCTGGGGTACGGATCGGAAGAGATCACGATCAGTTCCGACTTCTACACCTACGACCAAGATAGCGGCGTGCTGGCGTTCAAGCAGACCGAGATCGGGCGGTGGTTGGCCGGTGGTAACGCTGGCTGGGGATCGAACGTCTGGCAACCGGGCGGAATCTGGAACGGCTGGCGCTGCTACGGGCAGGACTTCGGGTACGGATTCCGAAACGTAAAGGTGTCATACACCGGCTTCGAGTACCCCGGCGGCGTTGTGCCCCCGGCGCTGGCCGAGGCCGCTACCGAGTATTCGGTTTGGTTGTGGGTGTCAAAGGGTCAAGACTTCACGATGAAATCCGAAGACCTTGCTGATTACAAGTACGAGCGAATGCCAGCGGGGGCAGCCGAGTTTGAGAAATACCTTTGCAGTACGTTTCTCTCAAACTACATCCGAAAGGCGGTGGGTGTATGAGCCTCCGCACCATGCTCACGCAAACCGCCACGATCCAACGCAAGGCGAACAGCGTTTCGTCCACCACCGGCGGCGTGACGGCTGGCTTTGTGAACATCGCCAGCGGTGTCGCGTGCGCGATTCAGAGCGGGCGAGATTCGGAGGCGATCGAGTTCTCCCGCCGCAATGGCCGCGTGGTCTACCGCGCGTACTTCGAGCCAACGGCGTCGCTCCAGTTGAAAGATCGTTTTGTCACGCTCGGCGGCACGAACATCGAACCGACGGCGCGGGAGTATGACGTGGTATCGCCCCCGAACGATCAGGCTGGACGTGGGGCGTACCTCACATGCCTATGCGAGTTCACCACCCGCGAGGGCCAAGTCTGATGGGCTACAAACTCAACTGGACACCGGAGAACCTCACAAAGCCGTTGAATGAGGCCGTCGCCAAGGGCCTGACGGCTGGGGCCGCTTTGTTGTCCGACACGATGGCCCGAAACATGGGTTCTGAGGGTGGCGGAGTTGTGGGGAAGACGAAGACGGGTCGGAACATCTACAAGGCTTCTCCACCCGGTCGGTTCCCCGGCATCCGTACGGGCAACCTACGCAATTCGATCACCTACGAGGCCGCGACGGCTTCCCATCTCACGTCGGTCGCTGGAACGACGGTTGGCAAGGCAGACAAGTACGGGATGTTCCTTGAGTTCGGCACGTCCAAGATGGCCGCTCGCCCGTGGGCGTTGCGTTCGTTCAACCAGAATAAGACCCGCATCGTGTCCGTGATGAACGTCGTCGCACGGCGCGAGTTCGACCGGCTGGTAGCGAAGGGCGGTAACAAATGAGCAACACCGACGCTGTCTGGCGTGCTGTTTACGCCCGATATCTGACCGACACCGGCACTGGCGGGCTGAAGAACGCCTCCGCACCGCTCATCACCGGGATGTTCCTCATCCGGGCGCCGGAGAGCCAGCCATACCCCTACATCGTGTACGACATTCAGGACGACGTGGAGGACGACACGAAGGGGTCGAACCGATCCATCGTCTTCCCCGTGTTCAACCTCTATACCGACGCGGAGGGAGATCCAGGCTCGGCGGCGAACGCCGCGATCCTGACACGGCTCAAGTTCCTGTACCACCGATGGCTCCCAACGCTCTCGGGCTTTGCGTTTGAAACGTGCCAGCGGCGGGGCGGGCGTCTACTCCAAACCCCGGACGATGCGTGGCATTTTACCGATGAATACACCGTCGGCGTGAGTGAAGCGACCACCTAAAGGACCGCGACAATGGCAAAGTTTTCAGGCATCTCGGGCAACGTGGCACTGACCAGCACATCCGGCAACTGGGGTTCTGGCGTTGTCGTCGCCAACATCCGGGGATGGACCGCCACGATCACCCAGAACGCCGTGGATTCAACGTCCAAGGGGGATTCGGGATTCACGACCGACGTGCGTGGCACGCAGACGTGCGAGGGCACGATCACGATGGCGACCGACGACACGACGGCGCTACTCATTACCGGCACCACAGACCCGGCGATTGAACTGATTATGACGGGCTCGGCCCGCAAGATCAGCGGCAATGCCCGGCTCACCTTGCTCGACTTCGCGGGCCAGACGTTCGCCCCACCCGGCGAGCTGGCCGAGGTCACGTTCTCATTCCGCATGCAGGGTTCGTTCACCGTCGCCTAACCGGAGATCCGCGTGGCCAAGGGCGCAAAGATCGGCGAGGGCCGCGTTGAGATCACGGCGGATACGTCGAAGCTTCCCGCCGCACTCGCCGACGCTAAATCCAAGATCGAGGGATTCCTCAAGAATCAGTCGGAAGACGCGGCGGCGGCGCTGGCCAAGTCTCTGGCCGCGATCCCTATTGCCATCTTTGCCGCACGCCGGGCCTTTGACCTTGGCGTGTCTGGTAGCAACTTCTACCGCGACCTGATGGACGCGAACATCCTTGTTCAGGATCTTCGCCGCGAACTGAGCAAGCCCGGCGACGAACTGTTTTCCAAGGCGCAGGGCGATAAGGCATCACTCACGCTGGACCGCCTCAAGCGGCAACTGCTGGAAGTTGGCGACGCCGCCGGAGCGATCGACAAGATCGTTGGCCAAGAGTTGACATCGGTAACGAGGAAGATCGCCGAAGAACAACGCAAGGCGGCAGAGGAAGTCATTAAAGGCGCTCAGTCCCAGCGTGAGGACTACGGCGAGATCCTGAAAAAGATCCTCATCAAGGATAAGGAACTGACGGCCAAGGGGCAGACTGTCGGAATCAGCGGGCTGTATGACGCCGTGATGAAGGATATTGCCGACGCCGAGGCTGCCGGGATCAACACCGTCAATAGTGCAGCCCAAGAGCGAATCAAACTGCTCAAGGAAGAACTTGCTTTGAAAGAGGCCATCATGCGGAACGATGAGGCGATGGCGTTGTTCCAGCGCCAAGAGCAACAGCGTTCCGGCTTCGGACTTGGTCAGGTTGCACTTGATCCAACCGTCCTCTCCCGCGAACTGACACGGGCATTCCAGAACGGGGGGCGATACTAATGCCTCCGTCTGTACCACAAGCCCCGATCATCCCCGTTGTCCGTGGCGAATCCCTCTCGCAGGGTGCGAACCGCGTGGTGCAGCGGTTGTTCATCATCCGCGTGCCGCGTTCTGGCTCCCAGCCCAACGACCCGCTCGCGTCTGCCAACTGCCCCAAGCGTGGCGACTTGCTCCAAGGCGGCGCAGAGTTTTCGTCGTTCCAAAAACCAGCCCTTGTCGCGTCTGAGATCAGGTCGGTCAAGTACATTGGTTATCTGCCGAACGCCACCGGCGGCAACGACGACACATACGAGATCGTCGTCGAGTACTCCGACAAGTTCAATACCGGCATTGATACCCCGCAGACTTGGACCTATTCACGCGAAGAGTTCAAGGTTCCATTCTTCCGCAACGTCACTCGGTTCTATCCGCTCACAAGCGGAGCAACGTTCACACCACCGGCAGGGTGCCCCGCCGCACCGGCTGGACTCGGATACAAGTTTGAATGGGTGGAAGACCCGCTCACGATCTACGTCCCGTTCGGGATCTACACCCGCACGGTATGGGTGCCCACGGGATCGCTGACCTACGCCGCACGCGCCAAGATCCGTAAAGAGATCGGAAAACTCCACCTCTTCGGCCCCACCGCCAACCCGCAGGTTGGGGATGACGACGTGGAGCTTGCCCGCTTCGAGCCTCCCCGCATTGTGCAGGAGGATCGGCGGTATACACGGATCGAGTACGCATGGATGACCGACCCCGGAAACGGGCCGATCGCGGGCGACACCGAACCATGCAAACGGTACATCGTGCCGACGATCCCGCGCCCACCGTGGCACCGCTACCGCGTGATTCCAGCCGCAAACCGGATCGACCCGCCGGAGATCGTCACGTTTGACACGATGCCCGCGATCACGGGAAACCCGTTCTTTGTGGCGGGCGGCCAGAACTGGAAAGCATTGATCGGGCTGAACCAGATCGACGGGGCTCCCATTTGAACGAACAACGCGAACCATCCACGATGCGATCGGCTATCAAGCCGCGTGACGGCGTGGTGGCCCGCGCGTACAAGAACGGCGACCCCGTGGTTTTCGCCAATTCGTTCGGCCCGGCGTCTGGGTACTCGTACGACATTCTGGTCCATGCCGACATCGGGGACATCACCTACGAAGGCGTGGGCCCGGCCAACGACCGCCCCACGGTAGACATCCGCCCGGCCTCGCCCGGTTCGCCGGTTCTGATCTCGTATGACGGAGACGACCCATTGTTTGTGATCTTCGAGCAACCGTACTACGAGGAGGCTTGCGATACACCCGCAGCCGCCACGGCCCAAGGCTCCCTGATTGGCGGGCTTCTCCGGTTTATCGGGCTTGGAGGTACGGCATGACATCGTACAGCGTAGACCAGACATTCAACCTGTTTACCGTCGAGCCGACGGCCACCAACACCACGATGAAGGTTGCGGTTGATAAGTACTCCAAGGTCACTGTTCAGGCTGTGGAGGTCACCGCCGCGACTGGTTCGCCGGTCCTGACAGTCAGGCGGTCCAACAACGGCATTGACCAAGTGGCATTGACAACGCCCGTCACGCTGACATCGCCGGGAATGACCGACGCGATCGACTGTTCGGGCTTTGCGTTCCTCCACGTCACACTGACCACCGCCGGGACCGCAGGCGTCTGGCGGGTCTACGTCTGCGCGAAAGCGGACTAATCGCCGATAAAGGGATCACCATGGCACTTCGATACTGGCGCGGGGCAACTCAGGTCTGGAGCAGCACGGCGAACTGGTCGGCTACCCCCACGGGCGCGACCGGTGTTGCCGAGCCCGCATCTTCGGACGACGTGTTTGTGCTGGAAGGATCGCTAGACATCGACGCGATCGACCGCTCATCGGTTGACTTGGCCAGCCTCACCATCGGCGGAAACTTCACCGGCAAGATCAAGGGCCTCCAGATCGCATGTTCGGGTGCGACCCGGATCAACTGTGTCAATGACGTGGTTCTGTTGCCGGGCACCAACAACATCGACGACCTTCGGATCTATTCGACGGGCAACGCCACCGTCCGACTTTCGGCGGGCGCAGGACTTGTGACGGCTTGCCAGCTTGGGCAGGGAAACCTTGTCCGCGAATCCGGTTGCACGATTACCACCATGAACAACGCGGGCGGTACGCTGGTTGATACCGGCGGCACGGCGTACACCACACTAAACGCCTACGGCGGCACAACCGTCACCCAGATCGGCGCGACGACGGCCAACGTGTCATCCACGCTCGTCTCCCTTGGCGCAGCGGCGTTTACCACCATCAACGCATTCAACGGCACGGTTGCCAGCATCAACGCCTACGGAACGATTGCCACGCTCAATCTGTTCTCGGGCGCGACGATCAACGATCAGCCGGTTGGCACCCGCACCGTCGGCGGCACCCAGTACACGGGCACGCCGATGCCGTTCACCGTCACCAATTCGACCGCGTGGTTCGGGTCCAACCTGTTCCCGAACGCGAAGGTCAATATCACCTATTCCAACGCAACCACATTCGTCGGCAAGACTGGAGCATAAATGGCGATTCGTTACTGGGTCGGAGGCACTGGTTCTCAGTCGTTCGCGTCCACAGCGAACTGGTCCGCATCCCGCAACGGGGCCAGCGGGGCGTCTGTGCCTACGTCCACCGATACGGCGTACATATGGGATGGCACGTCGGACATCGACACCGGACTGTCACAGGCGGCCCTTACGGGCGTTCTGGATGTGTCGTTCGGCGGGACCATCGGGACCAACGGCGGCACGGCTCTGGTAACGGACTGCCTGACGGTGCGGTACTACGGAACTGGCAAGTTTGCCAACTTCGGTACGTCTACGGGAGTGTCGAATCTCAGCGTCTACTCATCCGAGGGAATGGTCACGTTCAACGCAGGTCTGGCTGGCGAGGTGTTTGTCGGGCCGAACGCCCTTGTGACGTTCAATGGGACGGGCACGTTCACCACGCTCTATAACGCTGGCGGCATCGTCCAGTGCAACGGAGCGGCGGTTGATACGGTCCTGAACTATCAGGGGACCGTCAGTTTCACTTGCAACGTGGACGAACTCAGCGTCTTCTCGGGCTACGCCAACACACAGAACACGGCGGCGGTCACGACCTTTGCCAAGGTCTACAGCGGGGCAACGCTCCAGCATTCGTCTACCGGGACGATCACGTTCCTGTACGCCTACCCGGATTCGACAGCAAACGATGCTGGTGCGCCGGGATCGTTCACTGTGACGGCATCAGAACTCTGGCCGAACGCGAGCCTGTTCCAGAATCCAAGTGTGTCGATCACCTACACCAACCCCACCGGCCACCGGGCCATGCCCTGAATGGCGCGAGCCTTCTCCAAGTTGAATCGGGCGATCACGCTGGCCGGTCGTGCGGTTGCGTCAACGGTCAACTGTCTGGCGAGGTGTTGTGGTACGGAAAATTGCCGTACAGTGCGGCGGGTGTTCCCGTGCGATCCGTACGCGCCGTCCGGTTCTTCGCAATTCTGCCCGATCAACACGCCACCGCAATGGGTCTGCCTAGACGCGATCTTTGGCGACGGTACACCCGTGTTCACCCAGCGTCCAGCCGATCAGGGAGGGGCGTTGGTGATGAACGGAATCATCCTCTACGGCAGCATCTGCTATTCCACAACCGATACGCTGCCCAGCGTTGAGCGTTCGTCACTCCCGTCCGGTACCAACGTGCTGGAAACCGGCGACTTTGGCCGCGCGAACGACTGCACCGCACCCGTCTGCGGATCTAACCGCTTGTTCGTCAAGGGCAATCCGTGCGGTGGGCAAGGATCACCGCCCGATGCGTACTGGTGCCGCTCGATGGTGGTTGAGTGCCGCTCGGTCAAAGCTGAAAACGGGTTCTGTTACCTTGTATCACCAGACGGAGAAGGCGTCGATGAAGACAACATCCCGTCAGGCGCTTTAAAGTATGCTGTTCCAGTTGGAGATCCGAACGCACCTCCTACATTGCCGTCAAATCTTTATCGTGTCTGTTGCGAGTGCGTGGACGGGTGTTCGCCCACGATCATCGACCCCGGACCCAAGTGCGGCCTCAACGATCCGACGGATATCTCGACGTGTTGTTGTGACGAACTGAACTACACGATCACCCAGACGTTTTCTAGGCAGGAACGGTTTGCCTCACAGCCAGACCCGCCGAATCCGCTTCGCAAGGTTGTGCGGATTACCAGCACAACCACCGTTCAGACCGGCATTCGCCGCGTGGTCAACGGGGTAGTGGTGCAGAACACTCCGCTCGGCGTGCGGTTCGTCGATACGTTCATCGACTTCGACGGCAATCAAACGGTCGTGGCGGATGATGTCCAGTACTCGGACGTTGGGGCCTCGCAATGCGCACCAGCGCCGCAGGTCATCCTGTACGTTGGCAACTGCCCGGCGACGATCAACCCGGCGACGGGGTTCCCATGGGGACGCGATCAGGTCCAGCCAAACGGAAACCTCATTATCGTCAATGTTTTCAAGAATCGGAGCTGCGGTGCGTCCGGCGTTTCGGTGGGAGAAACGGTATTTGCGTCCGACAACAACTCTGGCATCCCCGATTACTCGCACACTGAATCCAACCAATTCACATGGGAAGGTTCCACCACGGGCCGATGCACCGGCGGATGCTCAAAGACCGCCAACGCATCGGTACAAGCCTTCGCCCGAATGCGTGGCCTATCGACCCAGCAACTAGCCGACATTCTGCGGAGGGCCTGACCTTGTGCGGTTGTGCGAAGTGGACCGGATCGAACCATGAAAAATGCCTAGCGTTCTGCGCCGTGCTGGACGTGGCCAACGTCCCCGCCATGCGGGTATTGCCGTCGCACGGGATCACCTTCCGGTGGTGGGGCATTCGCTGGTACGGCATCCCCAAGCCCGTGGTCTGGCTCTGGCCGATCACCCGACGGATTGCCTGCATGCGGCTGGGTGTGGCGCAGGACACCTTCCCCGCCCGCGTGACGTACAACGTGGGATGCGGCTGCATTGTCTGGCTCAAGGACCATTCCGAACGCCTATTGCGTTGGTTTCGCCGATAAATGGGGGCGGGGTTGTGTTCTACAAGGATCGCCTATGCCGACATTCGTATTTGCCGAAACCACCGATCCGACATCTTGGGGAGAGGCCGCCTCTCAGGGTGGAATCGCCCTTGTGTTCGTGCTGTTTCTGGTAGGCATCGGGTTGTATTTCCTCCCATGGCTCGCGGCCAAGGATGACAAGTTTGTCGCGGCGTTAAAGGGCGTGACCGACGCCCACGAACGGGCGAACGAACGGCACACAAAGGCGATTGAGCACGTTGCCCAATCGGTTGACGGCATCAAGGCAGAGGTCGGAAAACTGAGGAACGACATCCTCGACTCGAAAGGGAATCTCAATGCAAAGCACCAGCAACGCTAAGACCACGGTTTACGGCATCATCGCAGCAATCGGCACGGCTGTCGCAGTCGTCGCCCCGCAGATCGAAGCCATTTTCGACGGCGACCCCGCCACCAATCCCAATTGGCAGATCGCCATCGGCGCGGTGATCGCCGTGCTGGCACTCTTCGGCTTGGGCAAGTCCGCGAAGGACGCCCCCGCCAAGCCGGAGTAATCGCCCATGGTCCCCAAGTGGTGTATCGACCTCATCCAGGCCCTGATCGGAGCGTGCGTCCATGAAGCAATTGACGAGGCCAAGGTGCCGACGACTGCGGGCGATGTCCCGAGTGTCGATCGCGGTTTGCGCGACCGTCTTTGGGATCGGGTGCGGCGGGCCAAGGGTGGTGTTCGTGCCGGACGGGGAAGTGGCGAGGGTGGGACCGGGCACGCGGGGCCGCGTGTACGTCCCCCAGGCTGATCCCGACGCGCCGTGGGTGCTGTCGGCGGGCAAGGTTGACATACCCGAGGGGTGGTACATCGTGCCGCCTACTCCAGAGGAGAAGGGCCAATGAGCGAACTTTCCAAAGACTCCGCTGGCTGCCTGACCACCGTGCTGCTTGAGATCGCCGCGATCAGGGGCGACATCGAAGGGGGCCGCGAGATCGACGCGGGCCGATGGCGCGTGATCGAAGGCGAGCTGTCCAAGGTCCGCGATCGGCTGGAAGCGGAGGGGGATACTTGATGCCGACACCGTACTACCAATCCGATCGGGTGACGCTGTATCACGGCGATTCGCTGTCGGTGTTGCCAACGCTCGACCCGTCAAGCATCGACGCGGTGGTGACGGACCCGCCGTATGGGCTGTCGTTCATGGGCAAGAGGTGGGACTACGACGTACCCACCACCGAACTTTGGGCGGCGTGCCGCGAGGCGATGAAGCCCGGCGCTCACCTGCTGGCGTTTGCTGGGACGCGGACCCAGCATCGGATGTGCGTGCGGATTGAGGACGCGGGTTTTGACATCCGGGACATGATCGCTTGGGTGTACGGCAGCGGTTTCCCCAAGTCTCTGAACGTGAGCAAGGCAATTGACAAGGCGGCTGGGGCGGAGCGCGAGGTGGTTGGAACAATCCGAAAAACACCTAGCGCTTCAAGCGAGAACATGAACGACGGATGGAAAAGGCCGTGGGCGGAAAATCATCCAAAGACAATGGACATCACCGCCCCCGCCACCGCATCAGCACGCAAGTGGTCCGGCTGGGGCACCGCGCTCAAGCCCGCGATGGAGCCGATCACAGTGGCCCGCAAGCCGCTCGTCGGCACCGTGGCCGAGAACGTCCAAGAGTGGGGGACGGGGGCGATCAACGTCGATGGGGGGAGGGTGGGGACTCCGATTGAGCACAAGGCGGGTGGTCTACACCGTGGGGGTGGAACAACCGTTGGTTCGTTTACTGGCTCGACAAACTTTGAGCGCGATCCGCACGGTCGCTGGCCCGCGAACCTGATCCATGACGGGGGCGAGAACGCGACCGCGCCGATGGGCACCGCCTCCCGCTTCTTCTACTGCGCCAAGGCGAGCAAGGCGGATAGGGATGATGGCGTGGCTGGCGTGGCTGGCGTGGCTGGCGTGGGAGCGCTGCGAGATGGTGGAAGAGAATCTAAGCCGAGAATGAATTTTCACCCAACCGTCAAACCCACCGACCTCATGCGGTACCTCTGCCGACTCGTCACCCAGCCAGACGGCTTGATCCTCGACCCGTTCCTTGGCTCAGGCTCCACGGGCAAGGCCGCGATTGCCGAGGGGTTCCGGTTCGTTGGCATCGAACGCGACGAGGCATATTGCGAGATCGCCGCCAAACGAATCCAAGCAGCCGAACGCGAGGCAAGTGAAATTATGGTGGATACTTGAAAGTCCCCAACGCCATCAAGATCGCCGTCGGCTCGATTGGCATTGCCATCGGCGCGGCGGCGTTCGTTGTTCAGCCTTACCCCGTCGTGACACCCACGGCCCGAACCGCCGACACTGGCCGCCTCGGTGCCTACATCCCCGTCACCAGCGCCGCGACGACGCTCGGCTACCACCCCGACTTCGCCAAGAACGGCGGCTGGAAGGGCTTTGCCGATGAGATGGTGATCCGCATCCGCGAGGGGCAATTCACCACGGCCCTTGTCTGGCGACCCCACGGCAAGCGTGCCAACGGCGATATGCCGCTTGACGCGATGCTGTACCTGTCGCCAACATCGGCAGACCCGATCGAACGGGCGGCGGCGGATGAGCGCGAGTTCGTCGCGGCCATACGGCGGATCAAGAATCAACTGGACGGGAACGCTGGGGGCCGCGATCGTGGCGAACTGTGGATCTATCTCGGCTCCCTGTTCGGCCACGGGGTAGGCGAGACGCCGATGAACGCCCGGACGCCCGCAGACTTCGCCTCGAGGCTTGCTCGAGTTCTCCACCCCCTCGAGGCGGCTGGGGTGGATGGAGTGGCCATCGACGCTACCGGGAGTGCTCGAGGGGACTCTCGAGAGGCAGAAGCCTCGAGGCTTGTGCTCGAGCACGGCTTCGCCCTGACCGGATACGAGGGGTGGGCCGACAAGGGGAAGAGTGAGCACTGGTGCGAGGATCAACGCTATACGGGCTTCCTGATGGCTCATTGGTCAAGCGAAGCCCACAAGTTCTATCCAGCGAAGGCGAGCGTTCGTGGGCGATTGGCCTACATCAACTGCGGCAAGCCAGACAAGCGGGAATGGGCGACCACCGATCAAGAGCGTCACAACTTTGTGACCACGCAGACCGCCAACGGCATCGACGTTTATCTCGACATCTGGACGGCCACCGCAAAGGGCCACGAAATCACACCGGCGAAGGGGTATTGAATGTCTACCAGCTTTCTCACCGCATGCGGCACCCCACCACGGGCCGGGTCCATGGTGTTCCCCCAGTGGGTTGATCGCCTGTTTGACCACGGCTATACGTCGTGCCCGCTTGCACGCGGGACAACCCTGTACATCAATCAGGGGACGAACAACGCCAACCCCGGTACGTTTGCATCTCCGAGAAACTGCAATACGTTTACCGACCTTTGTACGTTCATCAACGCCAATCAGGGATCGGGTAACGTCCGGTTCAGGCTGGATCAGAACGACACATGGCGTGCGGTTGCGGCCACCTGCACCGACAAGATCACCATCTCCCAGCCGAACATCACGATCGACTCGTACAACCCGGCACTCGCAGAGGGTGCGGATGCCACGGGCCGAGCGACGCTGATCGGCGGCACGCTGATGGGGAACACGGGATGGACGAATGACGCAACCTATACGAACCTGTGGTACAAGGCGACTGGAACAGCGAACACCAGATACCTCAAGTGGGGATACGACGGTTCAAGTGCCGACCCCGGCCTGTCCGGTTATACGATCTATCGACGCTACGCCCCCGGCGCTCTTGCGGCGCTAACCGCAACGCTCACGGCGATGAACACCACCGCCGAGAACGCATTTGTCTTTGACACGACGAACAACAGGATTTATGTTCGCTCCACCTACGGCACGCCGAACGGTTACTACCACACCGAGCAGCTTCTTGCTACTGAGGATTGCATTGTCGTTGGCGGAACATCCAGTACGTCGGTTGACGGAACCCGCATCGACAGCCTTGTGATGATCGGTTGGGGAATGACCTCGCCAGCCTCTCAGAAGTACGCCGTCCGAGTCGATACCGGCGGCGACACGATGACGGCCATTACCCGTTGCTCGGCATTCTTCGGATCGCACCATCAACTCGCCATGCTGGGCACCGGCGCGGGCGTTGATGGTGGGTATCTGATGATTGACGACTGCGAGGTCGGGTACTCTGGCAAGGATGGCACAAGCGGCGCTGAACAGTGCAACGCCTACTCAGATGGTTCTGGGATTGAGTTTATCTGCCGGAACGTTCGGGGCCGTGCTGGCTCACTCAAGGGATGGAACTCGTCGGCCACGATCGGAGACGGTTCAACGTCTTTGATCTACGCTCACACGGCTGGCGGCGGCGAGACAATCGCCCTGATGGTCACGGTCGGGTGCGGCATCGACGCCGACGCTGTGGACTACACCAACACGCAGTATTTCGTTGGCGCTCGGTGCGGAGCAATCTCCACAACCGGCATGGACGCCGATTACCTCGACACTACGAAGTACCGATGCTTTGAGGTTTCCACCACGAGCCAGAGCAACTGGTTTCAGACGAACGGTGCCGCGCCAAAGATTTACATCAACTGCTATCACAACATCGTCGGACCACCGGCGGCGTTCACAAACTTCGGGGCCGGTACGCCCACGCAGATTTCGATGTGGATCAACTCGATCCTGTCCGTGAAGGACACCGTCCCCAACGTGGCCGTCGGCTCGTTCAGTTTCATCGACCAAGATACCCCCACGGCTGGGACATGCTTCGCGCACATGGTCAACTCGATTTGGATGATGCGAAACGACTTCTACCCGGTTAGGTTTACAGCGGCTGGAGAACATGCAGCGTACTCGGGAACCCGCATCTTCAATTCCGGCATCTGGGGCGTCAATGTCGCTGGCAGCACGGCCACGATCTCCAATCCGATCAACCAAGCGCCGTCTACGTCGCAGGGTGGGTGCGCCGGGCTGATTATCTGCCCAAAGACGCAGGTAGCAACCAGCGGAAACAGCATCGGATACGACCAGACCACATCGCCAACGCTGATCTCCAAGGTTCCCAACGACCAATTCAGGCTGATCGGGCTAATCAATCAACTCGCCACAAGCGGGGTTCCCGTCAATGTCCCGCAGTTGCAAGTGGACTACGACATGTTCTTCCGCCCACGGTCATCGGTTGTTGCCGGGCCGGTTGGAGGCGACGGGATCGGGGCCGAGGCCACGGCACAACGCCCCATCTACATCTTCGATTAAAGGACATCTCCATGGCGGTGGAACGTGCCTAAAAAACCTGCCCGGATTGAACGGTGGGTTGCCGCCTTCGATGTCCATGGCGACGAGCAATGCCCGGCGTCCGTGGCCGCGTTCAAGTCGTTCTGTGCATCGTTCAAGCCCGATGTACGCATCGCGGGCGGGGATATGTTCGACTTCCGGCATCTCCGCAAGTCGGCTAGCGACGAAGAAAAGGCCGCAGACGTTCGGAACGATCTAGAGATGGGGCTTGATTTCTGCCGCTGGTTCAAGCCCACGGCGTTCCTGTGGGGGAACCACGACCACCGGATCGTCCGCGAACTGGATTGCACCGTGGGGGCACGCCGGAGCCTTGCCGCCGATTGGATCGGGGCGATTGAAGACGCCACACCCAAGGCCAAGCACTACGTCTGGTGCAAGCGCCGGGGCGTGATGACTTACGCCGACTATTCATTCATCCATGGGTATTGCCACGGCGTAGGGGCCGTCCGCAAGTCGGCGATGACCTACGGAAACGTCATCATGGGCCATGTCCACCGCCGCGATATGGCGTCCGTGGAGGGCATCCCCACCCGCTACGGGCATTCGTCCGGGTGCCTGTGCAAACTGGACATGGACTACACGCGTGGCAATATGGGCACGCTGGCCCACTCGAATGGCTGGGTGTACGGGGTCAAGATCGGCGACCGCCTGACCGTCTGGCACGCCGAGCGGATCGGCGGGGTTTGGGTCCATCCAAGCGAGGTGCCCAATGGTTGACTACAACCGATACCTAGACGCGGCGCTGGCGGAACGAACGCCACGGCAGCCGGATGAGTTCACCGTGGACGATGTGGCCAAGCGGCTGGGCAGCGAAGGTTCTGCGCAACGATGGATCTACGCTCGGGTGTCATCGGGTGAATTGACACGCCGGAAGGTCGGTAAGTTCTACCTCTACAAACCAGCGGAGCCCGGCAATGGCCAAGGCACGAAAAAAGCGAAGTAGCCGGGACATGATCGAATCGGCGCTGGCCACCCTGCGCGAGCATGCCGAGTGCGGGTGCGTGGTGTTGTACGGGCTGGACACCGACACGAAGACGGTTGCGCCGATGCCGTTCTGGTTGAACGCGCCCGAGTCCGATCGCCCGATGCTGATGGAAGTCGCCAACGTGCTGGAAAAGAACCCGACCGCGTGGGGGTGAATAGTGGCCAATGTCCGCACCATCACGATCAACGGCAAGCGGTGGAGGCTCGTCTATGACGGGCGGATCGGTAACGACAAGGACGGGTATTGCACGCCGCCAGATGAGCCGGGAAGCACGATTGCCATTCGGTCAACGCTGGAGGGCCGGTACCGGCTGGAAGTCGAGCTGCACGAGATGATGCACGCCGCCGACTGGTCGAAGGATGAGGAGTGGGTCCGCGTTGTGGCCCACGATCTATCGAAGATCCTCTGGCGGCTGGGGTATCGGCGGGGATGACGGGTCGGTGCCCGCAAGTTCACCGCTCATCCGATTCAACTCCCTGCACACCTCGTGAATGGTCATCCGCTGGCCGTCGCGCAGGATCGCTGGCTGTTCGTTGGGCGTGGTCAGGGGGGTAATGGTGTAGGTGTCGGTCATGCATGTTCTCCGATCCATTCATACTTGCCGCAAACGACCCACCTGCCGAACTTGCTCCGACGCGCCAACACCGACCCGTCACGCTTGAGCCAGACGTGCCGTTTGTCGCCTATCAAATTGAACACGCCGATGTCTCGACCTTCATACCTAAACTTCAGCCCTTCGGATGGGTCGTCTGTCGTGGTGTTCGCGTCAAGGTTTACGCAAACGGCCCACCCATTTTCGACATTGAGGCATTGCAGTACGTCGTTCATCCGTACCTTCCTTCCGCAACACCGATATGATAGTTTCTGATCCGACGGTAGGCGTTCGTGGAAAGCCCGATAGTCGCCGCGATTGCCTTGGGAGTGTGCCGCGACTCCAGTGCGTGGAACACCGCCCCGCGTGCGTTCATCGTGGCCGAGTCCTTGAACCTGCCCTGCGAATCACGCCGCCAGATCTCGGGCTTGAACCCGAGCCGCTTGGTTTCGTCGTGAATCTCAACCATGTTCAGCACCGCAAACCTCCAGTTCCACCCTTGGCCGGGCCTTGTCCTTTCCAAACACGAACTCGATGCACCGAAGATCCTTGTCCGTGGACAGGTATCCGGCATCCACGATCCCATCCTTGTACGCCTTGAGGCTGGCCTTGGCGTTGTCCTCGTCTGGCCTCATGGCAGTCTTCGAGTACCACCGAACCACGAACGTACCTGCGGGCCATCGTGGGGCCGGGCTGTGGCCCATAGCCTCCAGACAGATAAGGCGGGCCGTGTTCCGCGCCGCCTTCGTCGCCCGCGCCTTGCCAGCCCAATGCGTTCGGGCGTTCGGGCTCAGGCTCTTGTGAGGCAACGGCAATTCAAGGATCAGCATGTGGTTTTGGCCCTATACCTCGCCCGGCGGCGTTCGTGGTTGGAGTAGTCTACAAACATCCCCTCCCGCGTGGCGGCGTCGTAGATCCCATGCACGGGCTTGACATCGAAACGGTCGCAGGTCCGATGCCCGAACGGGCGGGGCTCACCCAGCATATCCGCGATGTGGTCGCAGATCGACCATGAGAACGCGAACGGGGTATTGGTCACGTCGGAACTGACCCGCCGCCCGGTGGAGATCAGGGCATCCTCCACTTCCTTGACGGCCCGGCCAAGTTTCAGCGCCATCTGTTCGGCGGTAAAGAAACACTCATGCACGGCGCAGACCTTGACATCGACGGCGGCAACCTTGCCGTCTTTGATTGCCTGCGCGGCGTTGGCACGCATCGACTGGAGTTTGGTCACGAACCCGAACGATTCGACAACATCGCCGGGAAACGACGTAGATACGTTGAAGACGCGGGCCACCAACGAGAATGACCAAACCAGTTCATTGTTACAGAACAGGAAGACGACGGCCCGCTTGCGGCGGTTGCCACGGTCTCGGTCGAACCGTCCGCCGTGCTGGCGTTCCATGAGGTTCGGCGGCATGTTCAACAGGGCGATGATCTTTGGTGCGCTCTCCCGCGTGGGCGGGAAGAACGGAATCACCTTGCCCGCGATGGCTTCGGAGTAGGGGTAGAGGTTGCTCATGGATTCGCTTCCTTCCCCCCACCCCCCACAGCCTCGACCGCCAGCAATACCACCTTCGCCGCGACGCGCTCGAACAACTCGGGGATGGGTGGGGTGGTCATCTCACTTCCTTCCTGATCTTGTTGATCGCGGCGGTGAATGCGGGGAGGTCGTTGGACTGGAGCCAGACGAGAACCTTGAGCAACAGGCTCATGCGGTCGGTGAGTTCGTTGTTGGTGCCGTCAACATCCAATGTTTGGCCGAACGCGACGTAAGCCTTCCAGTCTCCGCAGTACTGAGTCCACTCCCACCCCTCCGGCCACACCCTCACGAGCCAGTCGAGAGAGGTGGGGATGGGGTGGTGATCCCACCGATGAAGTGTGTTGTGGCCCTTCAAGGCCCATGTGACTGGTCCGGGCACAGCCGCAGAACTAAAACGTTCAATCCCCGCCATCTCCGAGATGCGGTCGCGGATCTGGTTGAGCGTCAGTTGGTCAGGCATTGGGGGACTCCTTGCGGGCGGTGGAAAGCATGGTCTTTGCCGTGGGGTTGTTTGCAACGTCGCCCATCACTTTGATAAGGCTCAGGCCGTTCCTCAACTGATCCTCCGCCACCTCGGGGTGCGTGGATGTCGGGTCCATTTCCAACAGTCGTTCCCGGTTGGCACCGCAATAGGCGAGCCTCGCCAGCAACGCCCCCGCCTCCTCCAGTTCCTTCACGCGGGACTGGAGTGCGGCGATCGTGTCGCCCGCCTTGCTCTCGGCGGCGGCGTACCCGGCGAGGTAGGTGCCGGAATGGGCTTCCGGCACCATCTTGCTGACCTCAGCAATATGGTCCTCCTCCCCCACCCTTACGACTTCGCCGCGTTGCTCGGCGGAGAGGAAGGATTCGACGGTGGTGTATCTGTCATTGTCGTCTCTCCACTGCTCTCCGATGATGGATGGGTTGAATTGCACCTTTCCCTTGAAGATTCGATAGTCGTTCGTGTGTGGCAATGAGACTGCGCACGCCCACCTCGTCGCCTCCGTGTACGGCTTCGGGTGTGGGGCGGGTTGGGGGCGTTGTTTGAACTTGCCGAGGTACTCCTCTTCGCTAATAGAGACGGACTTCGCGCGGCATCGGCAGTCAACCATTGATCGAACCTGCGGCCAGTCGGCTCGCCACACGGCTTCACACGTTGGACACTTCAAGTACTCATGCTTCGGCCCGTCTGCCTTCGCATTCTCCGGCTGCTCATCGTGCCACTTCCAGTACGCGGAGAGGGCGGCGGATTCGGTGGGGTGACCGCAATCTCCGCTCCAACATTTGTACTGCGCGGACCACTGACCGTGCGGATACAAACATCGAATTGCCCCGTCGTCGCTCTTGTCCTTGCACGCATACCACCCACGCTCAAACTTCTGCACCCACACCCCCTCCGGCAGTTTGCGTTCTGGCGTCGGCACAAGCCCAGCCTGCTTCCGAACATCGGTCGCCGCGACGTGCTTTGCGAGAGCGTCGAAGGTATCCGCGATGGTTGCGGCCATGCCGCGCGTGAATGGGATTTGGTCGGTGGGGGTCACTTGCTTCGCTTGCTGTTCCGTCACTTGGCACCTCCTCCCGCGTTTGCGGGGTTGTTGTTCGGAAACGACTTCGCCTCATTGGGAAGTTCGTTGAACATCGACCGCACTTCATCCAGTTGGTCGCCAAGCCCGTAGGCAAGGCTCCGATTGATGCCGGCTGCGATCAACTCAGCCTCATCCTGTCCGTTGGCGGCACACAAGCCGACGTACTCGGAACCGTTCTGCTCGCCCATGTTGTGATCCCAGCGGATCAGGCGGACGATCCACTCGCCTTGATTCTCGTCGTACATGGCCCGAGCGGTGTAGACGTAACTGTTCATGCGTTCTCCTTTGGTGTTTTGTAGTGTGCGTCCGCCCAGCGTTCATCTGCCAGCCTGATAGCCGCCGTCAGGTCGTCGAGCATCGGACCCGACATCGGCGTCGCCAGTCTGTGAAACTCGATCGCGCGTTCCAGTCTGGACCGTACCGCACGCTCGTACCGCGCCGTGCGTTCCCACGCCCACATCGCTTCGGTCATCTTGTGCAGCCGTTCGCGGAGAATGGAGATCTCCGATTGCAGTCCGCACATGGCGAAGTCTCTTTGGCGGCGTGCGTCGGCGTCAGCCTGATATGCGTCGGCTTCGGCTTCGAGTTGTCGGTCGTCGCTTGCGTTCATGTTTCAAGCCTCCTGTTAGATGCCCATGTCCGACGCCTCTCGCTGGAACCACTGTTCCGCCAGTGCGTGCGCCGTTGTGATGCAATCGTGCGCGGCCTTGTCAAACGCGCAGTCTGTCGGCTCCCATTTCTTCAAGTACCACTCCAGCACTGTCATCGCGTTGGCACACTCCGAAAGGCACAGGTCGTTTGCCCCGCGAACGCCACCGACAAGATCGAGCGCCACGGTCAGGACGTTTCGGCCCTGCATCAACTCGACGATGTGTGGTGGCCAGTGTTTGTGTCCGTCGTCGGTGGCCGAGATAGTCTCTTGTGCCGTGCCGCACGATCGGCATTCCGAATCCCCGCATTCGCACCTGTTCATACCTTCACTCCTTCAAACAGCCCGCCCGCGACTACTTTGGTTTGGTCGTTCCTCGCCCCCTCAATCACCGCCTGCGCCTCGGGGGTCATTGACCCCTGAAACAACGGCGCATCTCCACGCACTCGGGTATCCATGAACGTCCCCGGCTTCTCTGCCTTGCCGATCCGCACCCTCGCGAGTTCGGCGTACTCGGGGTTTAATTCGCACCCGACGCCATGCCTGCCGAGCGTGCGGGCCACGGCGACGGTTGTTCCGCTGCCAAGGAACGGGTCAAGGACCACGCAAGGGGCGGGATCTCCGGCGTTGCATTCGCATCCCGGCTTCCAGCCCGTTGTCCGCGTCTCCACGCCCGCAACGGTGTTTGCACAGGGTTTGCCCGTGCCTTTGGCGCCAGACCGTTTGGTGAGTTCGTTGGGCCGCTCACGCTTGATCTGCGTTTTCGAGACGATCCGCGTCCACGGCGCTCCGCACGCTGAGCAGCATCCCTTCTCGGATGTCCCGGCCTTGATCGCACGTCGGGGAATCTCGGTTACAAAAGTTGCGAAGTGTGCTTCCGCGTACGGCTCAGGCCCGAGATGCCAGACGTTTCGTTGGTTGCGACCATAGTTTGTGATAATGGGATTGCCGGAAAGATGTCCACCGACCTTGCCTTGTTTCCCAAAGTTGGATGCGCGGTCTCTGATGTCTGGTGGCCCTTCCGTGTTTTCCTTCACTGCCTCCGCGTCGTAAAAATACCGATCATTCTTCGTGAGTAGAAAGATCGGCTCCCAGCTCGACGTGGGCCGGTCGGTCACGCTCTCCGGCATCGGCGACTTCTTCGCCCACACGATCACGCTGCGGAGGTACCACCCGTCCGCCTGCAATGCCAGTGCGACACGCCAGGGGATCATGCAGAGGTCTTTCGTTTTTAGACCATCTACTCGCTTGGTGGTTGTGCCTTGGCTGCCGACGTTGCTGTACTGCTTTCCGGCACCTCCGCTAGGACCGCTCCCGTTGTATGAGTCTCCGAGATTCAACCACAGGCTTCCATCATCCCTCAGCACCCGCCGCACCTCTCGGAACACCTCGACCATCTTCGCCACGAACGCATCGGGTGTGGATTCGAGCCCGATCTGTCCATCGCATCCATAGTCGCGGAGCCCCCAGTAAGGTGGCGAAGTGACGGCGCAATGCACCGACCGATCCGGCAGCGTGCGGAGACCGTCGATCACGTCGCCGACAATGATGCGGACAGGCTCATTCCCGCAGTCGCGGCACTTGGGGAGGGGGGTGGGCATCATGCGGCCCCCTGCGCGTCGGCGCGGGAGATGGCGGACACAAGTTCTTCAATTCTGGTGGCAACTTCCGAGTCAGCATTCGGGTATGGCACAGAATTTGTGAGCATCTGGTCAAGCATGTACTGGAACTGCTCAATGGACTTCTTCGCCGCCGCCAGCAGTTCCGCGTTCACGGGGGGCGGTGCAGGCACCTCGGCCCCGTTGGTGAGGGCGGAGAGGGCTTGCTTGAGTTTGTCGCTGTATCCATGCACGGTGAATCCGTGTCTGCCTTCGGCGCTGATCTGGCACGTCAGATTTCTCGCCGCCTCCACCACCCCCGCCAACGCGGCGGGGTTCATGCCCGCGAGAGCGTTGACGCAGGCGACGATTCGGCTGGCGTTGGCCTTGGCCTGCGTCGTTCTCGTTCTGGCATTCCAACCCGTGTCACAAATCACTGATAGGTAATTCGTGTTTACCCCAGCGCAAATCCTGAACTCGTGCGATACCCACGGCTCTTTCGTGTGCGTGCTCATTGCGGGGCTCCTTTGCGTGCCTTCGGGGGTGGTGGGAGTTCGGTCCAGTGGCCGTCGGCCATGATGTCCCGCACCGCGGCAAGGCACCGGCCCAGCCGAACGTCGTCGTTGTGTGACAGGTGCGGGCCGTCGAAGAGAGTCGTCATTCGCCGTCCTCCATCGCGCCGATCGCGTTCTCGTGCCAAGGGGAGTCCTCGCCTTCGCCGTAGTCGCCCTTCCCGCCGTGCGTCTTCACAACCGATCCGCCGCCCAAGTTCTGCGGCCTTGCGGGATTCCGCTTCTCCCGCTCTGCCAGCACGAATGGACGGACGTGCTCGACCAGATCACGCAGGTCCGCGTCACGATCGACCAGCCGAACCGCGATCTCTTTCAGCCCGGCGCAGGGGGTGCATAGGCAGTTGGGGTCGGGTTTGTGGGGTTTCATGGGCGAACCTCCTTACGCCTGCTGAGTTTGGCGAGCATCCCCTCCCACCCATTCGCAACGATCAACTGCCGCACACGCTCGCGACACACGCCGAACCGCTTGCCGACCAAACTGATTGACTCGGGGTACTTCTTGGGCACGCCGAATCTCACGGCCCTGCTGCACTCCCAGCACATCTTGCCCCTGAGGCTCTTGGGCTTTCCGCATGCGCACCACAGGCGGGGCTTGTACATGCCCGCGAATCTCGCGGCCATGTTGGCGTCGCGGCAGTCCGCGCACCGATCGCTGGCACCGCGCATGAGATTCGAGTACCCAACCTCGTCCACCCGCCCGCACTTGCAGCGGCAGATGAAATAAACCTGACTGTTCCGAACGGCGCTCACGCCGACGATCTCCCGATCGCCGATCTTCTGCCCTACCCGGTCGATTGACCGAACGTTTGCCATCACCATGCTCCCTTTGCCGTCCGCTTGCTGGATTGCCCGCCCTGGATCAACTGCGGCAACCGCCTTCGGCTTCGCTTTGGGCGAGGGCTTCCGCTCAACGAACTTGCCGTTGACCACGCGGCCCACGGACACGGGGACGAGGCGGTAGATGCAAAGATCAGACCTGAAAGAATGAAGACTGCCAATTCGATTGACGGCATCTCGCTTGGTCATGCGCTGGATAACGTGTGCTCTGTTTGCTTCCGCTCCATGCACATACTCGGCGTCATCATCGCCCCTATACCCCACCACAAACTCCCGCCGTGGCTTCGCCGTCTTCCGCTTCGGGGTTGGTTGCTTCTTCTTCGTCTTCACGCTTCGCTCCTTTGCCCCGCCGCCGCCAGAATGCTTAACACCTCGGCGCGGTTTGACACTTCCGTACCATGCCGATCGCAACGATCCAATAACACTTTCAGGGCAACCTTGGCGACAGCATCGGCGATGATTGAGGTGTCGCAGGTAAACAGCCACCACACAAATCCGTGCCCCAGAGAGTCCGTATTTGTTGTGAAATACACCCTGTTTAGCATCTCAAGAACGTCCGCCCAGTCCGACGGCTTCAGCATGTAGGCCGCTTCCTGCAAGTCATCGCGGTTCGTTCTCGGCATCCATCGCGATACGGCGCGGACAAAAAATCGTGGTCCGCCGTCGTCAACCATCCAGTCTGCTCCATCCTTGCTCCAGTCCATCAACTCGACGGCCAAGATGTCGTCTGTCGTCGTTGGAAGGATGATTGGTTTTTTGAATGACGGTAGACTCACGCTTCGCTCCTGTTAATGGCGTACTTCACGCCGTCACGAACCACCACCCCGCCGGACTCCATCGCCTCAAGGTGATACCTCACCGCCTGCTTGCTGGTGTGCAACGCCCGCGCAATCTGTGTCGCGGTCAACGGGCCAGACGCCCGGCGCAGCTTGGCGAGGATGCGGGTGGCGAGAATGGAACGGGGGACGTAACTCATGGGTACTCCAAACGGTACACCTATCCCGCGACGGGTCAAGGTATCGGTACAAATAATTTTACGATTCAATGCCCGCGATAATGCACATCGCGTTCCAGCCTTGCCCGCTCGGCAAGGAACTCG